GTGGGCTTCTCACGGTCTCCCTAACAGGGGACCTAGTACTATGAGCTTAGCAACTCATAGCTTCCCATCCTTACGGATGAGCTGGGTCCGTTCCATCCGGAACGGAAAACCTAACCAAGGACTTTTATGATCAGAGATCTGACCTCCCCAACTGCTCGGATGCGAGACGGACTTCTCGTCGTCAACTGCAGAAATGCAGACGACGACGGTGTCAATAACGCTTTCTGGGCTGTTCTTTCTATCAATGACTACCTTTCCGGATTCACTTCAACTATTGAGGATTACCCTCACGAGTTGGTTTGGCCCCTTCAAGGTTTGTCTTGGAAGAAGGAGTTCGGTTACGACACTGTCGTTTCCGTTCCCGAGGCGGTCAGACTTAAAAACTCTGTTCTGTCCTTGGGATTCGCCTTACCGCCTTTCTTCTCTGAAGATTGACGGGGGCTAACCGGAGTCGCGATGAAACTACACTGCTAAGTTGTGTAGTGGATAGCGATTAGCTTACCCATGCCTGCTCAATCATACGACAAATACGAACTTAACCGGCCTAGAATTCTCTCTTCCCGTACCTGGAATCCAGCTACGGGCGTTGATAACTCTTCGTCCAGTCAAGTGGGTTTAAACCCTGGTAGTCGTGAGCAGATGGATCGTACCTGGGTACGCACACCTGGGTTCAGGGACCTCTTTAAGAGGTCGCTGCCTGTCAACAATTACACGTTGGCATACTCCAAATGGGTCGCTGGGTCACTATTGGAAGTCGATCAAGTCCTGTATAGTTCCTTAGCTCTCCAAGCCGGATACGCTAACCAACGCACTCAAACCTCTGGTTCGAGTGGGTACGGTTATGCTCCGACTTGGTGTTCTTTGGACTTTACGGACTCGAATTCCCTAGCTGTCTCAGATGTGCTTAAGAAAGTTCGCGATGCTCAGTGGTCAGCACCTATCTTTATCGCCGAAGGCGGTAAATCTATGGCAATGATCGCCAAGAGCGCACGCCGTCTTGCTAACGGCTATCGCTACCTTAAACGTGGTGATATCGCATCTTTCGTTGGCCTGTTCGGCATCGACTCTAGTTTCGGTGACAAGAAGCGTTTTAATAACGCTTTCGGTCGCAATCCTAGAAAAGCTGCTCAGAACGCTTGGCTCGAGTATTCCTACGGTTGGAGGCCATTGGTGAAAGACGTCTATGACGCCGCTCATACAATAGCTAATCTAACCAATAAAGATTACAATCGCCTATTCTCTGTTACCGGAACAGGGAAGAAGCAAGGTTCAACCCTCAAGTCACTGGGATTCCAAAAATACCAGTATCATGAGTGGAAGCACCTCACCAAGTACGGCCTTTGGTACCGCTATGCGAGCGGTCAACCTCCTGTCGCCGCGTCTTTAGGTCTAACCAACCCGCTTGAAGTGGCATGGGAGCTAGTCCCCTTTAGCTTTGTTGCTGATTGGTTCGTCCCCATCGGGGACTACATTCAGCAAGTCGGCTCTTGGAACAGCTCCACTCACCAATTCATTCGAGGGTATAGACTCGACGTAATGACAGGGAAAGAGAAGCTCTATCAGAACTATATGACTGAAACGACGTCTCCGTGGTTCGTTGGAACTAAGACTGTTACCGTTGAACGGTTCAATCGTGTGGAATGCGAGCAGAGATACGCAAAACGTATCTCTACAAGCGGTCCGCCTACCCCGACCTTAGGTCCGGTTAGGCTCCCGAATTCATGGAGACAAGCTGTTTCAGGCATCGCTCTCTTAGGGCAAATCTTCGACCGTCGTCATTAGACGACGTAACTCAACCCGATTGACATAGTCAATCATTTAGGAGACTGCAATGGCAGCTCGTGCTGGTATCACCATCGATGATGGTCAACCGACCCCTGTGGCTCATGCCTTCACCCCCGACAGCGTCGTTGACGATAAGGGTCTTCAGATTGCTACCTGGAAGGACAAAGCGAGCGGTATTCTGCTCGCCCAACCGGTGCTCACTCTGTCGACCCGTCGCGCCAACAAGACGTCGAAGGTCACGAAGGTCACTGCTCGACTGGTTCTCCCAGTCCTCGAGACGCTGAACACCTCGGCGGCTAGCGGCGTGAACCCGGCGCCCACCTTGGCCTACTCCCTGACGATGAACTGCGAAATGCTGTTCCCCGATCGGAGTACGCTTCAGGAGCGCAAGGACCTTGTCACTCTGATGCGTGGCTTTCTGGCCCACACCACGATGAACAAGGCGACGCAGGAATACGAGATGCCCTGGTAAGGGGCATTAGTACTCATGCGTTCTCACGTCCGTGGCACAGCTTCTATGATCGTTCTTGCGATCATAGTTATGCTGTGCCTGCTCTTCGTGCTTCTGTTCGCACACCCTTACGTTCAACGAAAGGATTCTGATGCCCAAGGCACAGAGAAAAGCAAGCAGCATCCGGAACCCACTCAGTCCACTCAAGAAGTCAATTCGCGAGTGGGGGGTTACGGAGTTTTTGGCGTCTCTCGATACTCCACGTGCTCTTGCAGTAAAATTACTGTATGAGTCCGGTGAGCATGATCAACTTCTTGCGCTTTCTTTTCCAGAAGCGCAAACTGCTGATCGGTTTCACCGCGATTATCTCGCTACTAAGCTCTTGTCTAAGTCAACTTTTCTGAAGTTGAGTGTCGATAAGGCCGCGGTAGCGATGGAATCGTTTTGGAGTAGCGAAAGGAGGTGCTCTCAGACTAACCGCTTTCTAAGGAAATCGTTCCTGGATACAAAAAACCAGTATCCCGCTGTGCACGCCCTATTTCAAAGCGTGCAGCGTAAAATAGGAATGATTCTCGGCCCGTTTCCGGGCGAAGAGTTTTTCGAAGAAAGAGGGCTAGGATGGAGTAAGGGATCTACGTCGGCTGTGAATGGCCGCAGTGTGTCCCCTCCGAATAAGTATCAAGCCAGGCTTGATACGACGTCTGGAGCCGCCGGTACAGCCTTAAAGGCTCTCCGGCACTACGATCTATGGAGCTACGCGTCTCTAAATACTGAGGCGCTTCCGCTAGAGTCATCTCTTACCATAGTTCGGGGTAATAAGCTCCAACTTGTCCCGAAGTCCGCGAAGACTGATCGCGTGATTTGCGTAGAGCCCCACTGTAACATCTGGTTGCAACGTACAGTCGGATCGTACATAAGAAAGCGCCTGAAATATTCGGGCGTCGACTTATCCGATCAGACGGTCAATCAGGTTCGGGCGCGTGAGGGATCCATCACTGGATCTCTTGCTACGCTTGACCTGAAAGCCGCTAGCGACACGATCTCATATGAGCTCGTTCGTCAGTTGCTTCCTGATGACTGGTTTACTTATCTTGATAAACTTCGTTCCCCGTTCACTGAAGTGGACGGGAAGTGGGTTCGTCTTGAGAAGTTCTCCAGTATGGGTAACGGTTACACCTTCGAGTTGGAGAGTTTAATCTTCTACTCGGTATGCGCGTGCTTCACGCACGACGTAACCGTTTACGGTGACGATATCGTCATCGATTCTACGGTCGCTGCTACTGCGGTTAAGGCCCTAGAGATCTGCGGCTTCGATGTTAATACATCTAAGTCGTTTCTCTCGGGCCCTTTCCGTGAGAGCTGCGGCGGTGACTACTATAACGGCGTGAAAGTCTCACCCGTCTACCTACGAGGTCTCGACACGGTCGGCGAATGGATTAATTTCCATAACCGAATCCGTGAAAGGGCCTTGTTCTCAATCGAGCTACTTCAGGCTTTCCGTCGGAAAGTGCCTGGATATCTCGGTTGTGTAGGATACGGCGACTATCACTACCATGTCAACTTCGATGAGGCATCCCCGACTCGTCATCGGAACAGCTGGGACGGGTACGTTCATAAAACGTTCCTTGCCAGACCGGTCCGTAACGACTTAAGGGGTCTCAACGGATACGCTCTGCTCGCTGCGGCTTTAGGCCCAGGTTCGCAGAGTCGTGACATGCAAGATGCTCTTATGAGTCGTCTACCTCCCAACATGCTAGCACCAATTCTTCCAAAAGAAGACGTTGAGCAGCACGTTGAATGGTCAGATATACTCAGAGGCCGTTACACGTTCACCCGTGGACACGTCTTCGTCCGCTTCGGCTGGCAAGACGTCCTTTGGGGGGTTGATTTCTACTGAGTTCCGTTAATTCGGAGCACAGATAGGCTTATCGATCTCCTTTCTCCCCATTTGGGGTGGTAGCTAACACGCTATAATTGGAAAGTG